ATGGTCCTCGCCAGTTCGCCGCACGATGTCGAAATGGAGTTTCCCGATTTCGAACTGGCATCCGCTGATGTGGATGCCGGCTCAGTGGTGCTGTCGCTCACGGTCGACACGATGGCATCGGAGCCGTTTCCGGCTGACAATTTCACACCCTCATCCTTCGGCGGGCTCTGGGCTTCCACCTGACATGATCGATCTCAATCACTATGTCGGCCTGCCTTGGCGGGATCGCGGGCGCTCGCGCGATGGCTGCGACTGCTGGGGGCTCCTGCGCCTTGTCTATGCCGGGGAGCTGGGCATTGGCCTGCCTGACCATTCGAATGGCTACGCCGACACGTCAGATCGGCCTGCTGTTGCCGGATTGATCGAGGCGGGGCTGGCAGACTGGATGCCCGTCGCTCCGGGATGTGAGCGTCCGCTCGATGCCATCCTGATCCGTCAGGCCCCGTGGCATGTCGGCATAATCGTCCGCAGGGGCCTGATGCTCCACATGCCCGAAAACCAATCCAGTTGCATCGAGCCATATGACACCGGCCGCTGGTCGCGTCGGGTCGAAGGTATTTATCGTCACAGGAGCGCAGCGCCATGAATGCACTTGTCCGCGCGCCTGTCTCTGGCGAGATCCTTGGGCCTGCTGACGTGATCACCGTCACGGCGGCGGTACATCCGTTGAAGCCCCATGCGGAGATCCTGATCCTGCCGGCGGGATTGTCGCTGGCAGAAATCGTAGACGCTGTTGCACAGCGCTGCCATGTCTCGCGACTTGCGCGTGGTGCCGATGTCTCTGTCTCGGGGCACGCAGTCGATCAGGCGCTATGGCCGAGGGTGCGGGTTAAATCCGGCGCTCATGTCACAGTTCGCGCCCGTGCAGGAAAAGCCATCGGCGGCATCCTGAAATCTGTGCTCATGATCGCATTGTCGGTGGCAGCGTCCTTCATTGTTGGCCCGGCCGGCTTGGGCATCGCCGCGGCCATCGGGGGCACCGCGGGGCAGGTGGTGGCCTCGCTGGCTGCCGGTGCGATCATGATGGTTGGCGGGCTTGCGATCAACGCTCTGTTCCCGCCCACTCAGACCAGATCCGAAGACAACAACCCCTCCTATTCGATCTCGGCTGGTCGAAACGGCGCATCGAAATGGGGACCGATCCCGGTGGTGCTCGGCAAGATCCGTGCACTGCCGAAATATGCCGCGCTGCCCTACACCGAGTTCGAGGGCGACGATCAGTATCTGCGGCTGCTGTTTGTCTGGGGCTATGGCCCTATGAAAATCGAGGACATCCGCATCGGTGACACATCCATTGCCGAGTTTGAAGGCGTCGAGATCGAGACGTTCGAGGGCTATGGAGATGACCCTGAACAGACGATCTATCCCTCCGAGGTGGTACAGGACGATCTGTCGATCGATCCCGCCTACAACGTTCCTGTCACCCGAACCTCGGCAGACGAAGCGGATGAGGTGGTTATCGATTTCGTCGCGCCTGCCGGCCTTTGCCATGTGAACAAGAAAGGGAAGCGGGAAGGCAAGAATGTCGATTTCAGGATCGAGATGAGTGTTGCCGGCGCCAATAGCTGGGTTGGCAAGGGCAATGTACGTCTCTCTGGCGCCACAAATGATCCGGTGCGACGGTCCTTTCGCTACAGGGTGGCCAAGGGCCGGTACGATATCCGTGTCACGCGTCTCAGCCCTGACGAGAACACGACGCGTGATTTTTCGGACGTGACATGGACTGCCATCAAGAGCTTCCGGGTCGATAACCCGCCGATCACATTCGGAAAGCCTCTCGCAATCACTGCGCTGCGCATCAAGGCTTCCAAACAGCTCAACGGTGTGGTCGATACGTTGAATGCGCTTGTGACATCTGTCGGCAAAAGCTGGAACGGATCGACATGGCTGGATGCGAAGGAGACGCGCAATCCGGGTGATTTGATGCGCCTGGTGCTGCAAGGGCCGGCCAACGCACGGGCAGTCCCCGATAGCCGCCTCGATCTTTCCGGGCTTGCTGCGTTTGCCGATCATTGCAGTGCGAAGGGCTATGCCTTCGACATGTATCGCGATTTCACCGCGTCGGTGCGTGATACGCTGCGTGACATCGCGGCAGCGGGGCGGGGTGTTCCGACGTTCCGGGATGGGAAGTGGTCGGTGGCATGGGAAGAAGCGTCCGCTCCTATCGTCCAGCATTTTACGCCTCGCAACAGCCGCGATTTCCGCTGGAGCCAGACCTACAGGACATTGCCTCAGGGCCTGCGTTGCAAGTTCGTCAATGCCGAGAAGGACTATATCGAGGACGAACTGCTTTGCTTTGCGGACGGTTACAACAAGGATAACGCAAAGCTCTACGAGCAGGCTGAGTTTCCGGGCGTCACGTCGCGCGAGATCGTCTACAAGCATGGCCTGTACAGGCATGCCGATGCTAAAGAGCGTCCTGCCATTTACACCTTTACGGTCGATTTCGAACATCTCGTTGCTCAACGTGGTGATCGCGTGGCGATGGCCTATGACGTTGTGCAGCAGGGCCTTGCCTCGGGACGCATCGTGGCTGTTTCCAACCAGCAGCTGACGCTCGATGAGCCCGCCATTATGGAGGCAGGCAAGTTCTACGGCATTCGTATCAGGCGCAGGGACGGCACATCGGTCGTGCGACAGGTGACGACAAATCCCGGCGTGCAAAGCATCATCACGATATCGGGATCGCCACCCGAAGCCGGAGATCTGTACACCTTTGGCATTCGCGATCAGGAAACCGGCATTTATCGCATCCTGCGTATCAGGCCCGGCAACGATCTCTCTGCCGAGGTCGATCTGGTTGACGATGGCCCGAATGTGCAAAACGGTGACAGCACGACCGATATCCCTACGGGCACAGTAACGCCACCACCGCTGATTTCGACTTTCACACCATTCGGCCTGAAGGCGGACAGTTTTGTTCGTGCCGGTGAAAACGGCAGCGTGTATGTCGTGCGTCTTTACTGGCAGCCTGTCCTCGGCCCGGATTACACCGCGTTCGAGGTTGTGGCTCTTGGCGACAACGGCACGATCAGGCAGGTCGTAGACGGAACTGAGCAAGTCGCGGAGTTCCTGAACGTCCAGGCCGGGATATGGCACTTCACCGTTCGGGGGCTGATGTCGGATGGCCGGTACACGCTGGCATCCTCGCCTCTCACCGTGCCGGTCGATGTCCCCTATGACGATCTCGGCATCGGGCTGGATGATACAAAGCAGGACGTCTACCAAACGCTCCAGTCACTCCGCGCTGAACAGGCCGAACTGCGCGACCGTCTCGAAATCCTCGCCGCCGGCACAGCCGATGCGACGGGTGCCAGCTCCGAGATGCACACCGTCACGCGGAAATTCCGCAACGCGACGGCGATTGCGCTTCGTGAGATGACGGCCAGCATCGAGGCCAAGACGCAGGTCTACCGGCAACCGACGCCGCCGACCGGCAATCTGTTGGATGGCGACATCTGGATCGACACCAGCGCCGACAACTTCGTGCGGGTCTGGAACGCCACGCTGGGACAATGGGAGGATGCCGGCGCCAAGGGCTTGCTGACGTTTGCCCAGCCGACCGCACCCACAGCCAGCAACGTTGGCGATCTGTGGATCGATACGGACGACGACAACAAGCTCTACCGCTGGAGCGGCACGGCATGGGTGGATATCTCCGACGAGCGGATCACGGCGCAGGCGTCCATCCTCGATGCGGTGCGGGCACAGGTTGGCGAGATATCCGCCGATGGCCTGCGCAAGATCGAGGTGGTGGCCGGCACGGGCGATGTCGTGGCCCGGCTGGTGGATATGGTGCGGGCCACCATTGGCGACGACTGGGTCGAGGCCGGGACGATTATCGAGGTCGGCTTTACCGGCGGCGACCCGGACAAGCCGTTCTCGAACTACATCCTCATGGGTGAGCGCATCATGTTCATGACTGCGACGGGGGAGGTCTATGGGCTGTTCGGCCCGGACGGTCTCACCATCCAGAACGCCCGCCTTGGCACTCTCAAGTTCGACCGGCTGGAATCGAACAATGACAAGCTCGTGATTCAAGGCGCTGGTGCAAGCCCGTACATTTCGGTGAAGGTATGACGCAGATTTTCATCGGGCACAGGGCTGGTTATGGGCCGGCCCTGCGCATTCTCAAGGATGACAACGACGATCCGATCACGACGCCGGCTGCCGACTACGAGAAGTTCATCTTCGACAGCGAAACGAACAAGCTTGCCTACCTCAACAGGCTCGTGCGCATCCAGTGGGACGATACGCTGCCCAGACCCTCTCAAACCGGATCAAACAACGGCATAACGACCTTCTACCCGCCCGGCTCTGGCATGAACACTTTCGAGTATGCCGTAGGGTACACGCGCGCCGGTGACAATTCGAACAGCGAGCAGGTTCACATGTGGTCCGTGGACTCGATGGGCTTTGCGGGACTGGCGGGCAGGAAGTCGCTGAATGCCAACACGCAGCGTATCACCGAAGCGGACAGTGACTATGCGAGATACGACTCGGGAGGAGCGGGCGACATTCGGGAAACCGGCGTGTGGAGAAGTCAGGGGCCTGGAAGTCCCGGACCAGCCCAGACGGGCGACCCTTCGCGGTGGCACCCATACATTCCCGGTCACGGATACGGGACGAGACCGCTTTTGTATACCTCCATACGCTATGGCACCCGCAACACTTCGCAGCCGATATTTTTCGAGTGGAAGCTGCCGGCAGAAAACATTCCCTATCCCTTTCCCGATGGTGCGCCGGTGTCAGGGCAGGAGGTTTTGCGCATCGCCCCCGGCATGGCCCGGCTTGCGCGTCCGGGCTACGATGTCAGCAATTCGAACCCGAACAACTTCATCTTTCACGAGGACCAGAACCCGTCAAAACTGATCGGTGTCGGCAGCATAGAGGTGGCGGCTGGAACCACCGTATTGGTGCCGACCGTGCTGCCACCCTCGCTTACAACCTATATCGACTGCGTGATGTCGTCGGATGGCGTCACCTATGCAAAGCCAATGCCTGCGCCCGTTGGTGCGGCCAGTTCCGACAACTATCAGCTTCGGTCGCGCGCCACCTCATCGGGTGTCGAGTTCATCAACTCGGGCAACAAGAAGATCTGGGTGCGCTACATGATATTTGGCGACGATGGGATCGGCCCGACCAGTGGTGGCGAAAGGGTTCTGTCGTCCGACAACGGCTATTTCCAGATCAAGCGCCCCGGCAGCTCAGATGTCGCCCCATCGTTCGCAGACATCATGTTGGATTCGCGCCTGCCGGTGCCGCTGCTGGTGGCCGAGGGATATTTCGCATGGGGCGA